CCTTTGGAACAGCGTCGAGCCAATGCGGCGAAGCGAGCGATCCTCCAGCTTGAGAACTCCATCGCGTTCAGCGGTGATGCGGCTCATAACTTGGGCGGCTTGCTCAATGCGGCGAACATCACGGAAGTGACCATCCCGAACGATGGAACTGGCGCTTCGAAGCTGTGGTCTACCAAGACCCCAGACCAGATCCTTCGCGACATGAACCTGGTGGCCAACACCCCCAGCGAATTGACGAAGATGGTCGAGGCTCCTGACACCATGCTTCTCCCTGTGGCGAAGTTCAACTTCATCTCGTCCACTCGCCTGTCCACGGCAAGCGACACGACGATCTTGAAGTACTTCCTGGCGAATAACCCATACATCAAGGCTGTTGAGCCTTTGAATGAGCTGGCCGCGTTCTATGCTGGCGATGATGGGATCTTCGTTTACAAGCGTGATCCGGACAAGCTGACCCTTGAGATCCCTCAAGACTTCGAACAGTTCCCTGAACAGGAGCAAGGTCTTGAGTTCGTGGTTCCCTGTCACTCCCGCTGTGGCGGCGTGATCGTGTACTACCCTCTCTCGATCGCTTACGGGAAAGGGATCTAAGATCTCCATCCGATAGGAGGCAAGGGGTCGGTCAGTCTTGAACTGGTCGGCCCTTTGTTCTATCGTGTTGGGAAAGGAGAACTATCATGAAAATTAAACTGAATAGAACTGGCGTGTGGGTGATCGGATCTGGAAAAAATCAGTGTGTGGTGATTCCAGGTGTGAATGATCTTCCTATGTTCCATGAACACATGAGCCACCCAGATGTGAAGGCGAAGATCGCCTCGAAAGAACTCGAGATCCTTGAGTCTCCAAAGGCTGAAGCGAAGCCAGGACTCAAAGGCATAAAAGAGAAGGAAGCCATGGCGCTCATCAAGGAGACCCTTTCCGAGGAGACCTTGAAAGGCTGGATGGCCGAAGAGACACGTCCCAAGATCGTGAAGGCCATCGAGGATCAGCTCGCGACCTTCGTTCCCACAAAGGAAGAATAAACTATGGTGACACCTGAGAAGATCAAGGCCCTAGGCCCAGAGTTCGAGAACCTTTCAGATGAAAGGATCCAGCTATTCATCGACATCGCCTCCAAGGAGATCGCCGAGCCAGCCTGGAACAATTCATCCTATGACTCCGCGCTCAGTCTTCTCACGGCTCACTATCTGACAATGGCGGCCCGTCAAGGAGCGAGTGGGCCGCTTTCGTCCGTGAAGGTCGGTGAGGTCTCCGTGTCATACGGGGCCCCACAGAACAAGGAGAAGCTCAGTCTCACCTCATGGGGACAGTTATTCCTCCAGCTTCGGGACGCTCACATCGTCGCTCCCATGCTGGTGTGAGCTGTGGCCAAGGGTGTCAAGGTCAGCATCAAGGACATCGATCGAGGCTTCAAGAAGTTCAAGAAGTCGGCGAAGTTCGTCGCGAAAGAGAAGCCCTTCGTCAAGGCTGGAATCCTGGAAAGTTCAGGCCAGCATAGTGACTCTGATCTCACTGTCGCGGCTGTCGCCACATTCCACGAATTCGGAACAGAGCGGACTCCACCGAGATCCTTCTTCCGAAAGATGCAAGAAGAACAGCGACAGAACATCCGGAACTTCATCCTCAACCTCCAGGATAGTGTCATTCTTCGCCCTGACCAGGCGCTAGGCCTTCTAGGAACATTCCTGGTGGATCTCCTCAAGAAGCAAGTGGACAAGACGAACGATCCTCCTCTCCATCCCAGGACGATCTCGGAGAAGGGATCCACGAAGCCGCTCATCGATACTGGCCAGATGCGGAACTCAATTCAATACGAAGTCAAGAAGGGTGGGTCTGAATGATCTCTCAACTATTCACAGAAAAAATCAGTGTGTGTCGCGTCGAAGGATCCGGTGAATACATCAAGGGCCGATTCACAGGGAACCGTGTGGTCACGTTTGACATCATGGCCTCGGTTCAGCCGTCCACAGGTGAGGAGCTTCAGAATCCTCCAGAGGGTCAGAAGACTTCCGAGATCATCAATGTCTTCACCGAGAAGGAATTGTTCACCGTTGAAAAATCCCAGTTCAAGAAGGCGGATGTCGTGGTGTATAATGGAAGAAAGTTTGAAGTGACGAAAGTCGAAAGATGGGCCAGCCTGATCCCTCACTATAAGGTGATCTGTTCGTTCATCCTCGACAATGCTGAAGGAGAAGCATGAACCGAAGGGCCCTCGAGGATGCGCTGTTCGACGTGATCGAGCCACTCATTCCGGAAGGTGTGACGCTGATCTGGGAAGATCAATCCGCGCCACGTCCGGAGAAGCCTTATGTGTCCATGAACTTCTTGTCTCCTTCTCAGAGAATCGGATTCGATGAGTCGCGTGTCTCCGGGGCGAATTTTTCCCTGGTGGGACAGCGGCGCTTCGTGGTGTCGGTCAATGCCTTCGGTGAGAACCGGATGGAGAACGAGGACGCGCTTGACGCGGCTGATCTCCTGGAGCCAGTGGTTCAAGGGATGTATAGACAGGACACGATCGCGGCGCTCTGTGAAGCGGGGCTCGCGAGTGTGAATGAGGGAGAGATCAGGGATCTCACCGCGCTTCTAGAATCACGCTATGAGTCTAGGGCCCAGGTGGACTTGACTTTCCACAGAACGGTGAGCCAGTCTGAAGAGATCACGCCGATCGAGAAGGTCGAGGTCAATGAGAGACTGGTCGAAGTGGTTTAATTTTAAGGGGGAGAATGTATGTCGATTGAAAAATTCGTAGTTGTCCAGATCAGCCGTCAGACTCGCGGCGTGACACAAGCTGGCTTCGGGATCCCATTGATCCTAGGCCCAAACGGTGACTTCACTGGTGTGAGAACGTATCGTTCCCTCGCCGCTGTGAGCGCCGACTTCTTGGAGTCGGATGATGAATATAAGGCCGCCGCTGGGATCTTCTCTCAGACTCCTCGCCCAGAAGAGATCAAGATCAAGAAGTCTCCCACGAACGTGGCTCAAGTGAGCGATGTGGTGATCGCCACCGTAGCGAACAACTCGCTCTATCGTGTCATCATCAATGGTGTGAGCTTCGACTATACTTCGGACGCTGACGCGACCGCCGCTGAGATCCGAGATGGATTGATCGCGGCTGTAAACGCTGGAACCGAGCCCGTGACCGCTTCCGCTTCTGGAGCCGATGTGAGACTCACCGCGGACAATGCTGGAGAATCCTTCTCCTTGAGCGTGGGCGACAACAAGCTCACCATCACTCCAGTGACCGCGAACGTGGGGATCGCTTCCGCTATCCTTGAGGCCCTCCAGGAGGACAAGGAGTGGTATGCGCTCATCACCACTGACATCACTGACGTGACCGTGAAAGAAGCCGCGAAGACGATCGAGGCCTTGAGACGAATCTATGGCGTTCGCCGAAGCGATGCGGCCATCCGAACCGCGGCCACGAACGACATCATGACCTTCTTGAAAAATAAAGGTTATGACAGAACCTTCCTTCTCCACTCTGGAACCGTGACGGACTTCGGTGAAGCGAGATGGATGGGCCGAGTTCTTCCGCTGGATCCTGGATCTGAGACCTGGGCTTTCAAGACCCTTCAAGGCTTGACTGTTGATGGCTGGACGGATTCTGAACAGGAGTTCCTCGACACGAAAAACGCGAACTATTACATCGAGACCGCTGGCGTTCGTCATACCGTGAACGGCAAGATGGCTTCTGGTGAGTTCATCGACATCATGCGCGGGATCGACTGGCTCCAGGCCCGAATCGAAGAAGGAATCTTTCAACAGCTTGTGATCTCTGACAAGATCCCCTTCACCGATCAAGGGATCGCGATCGTCGAGAACATCCTTCGTCAGCGACTTCAGAACGGCGTGACCGTGGGCCTCCTCGAGTCCTTCACGATCAGCGTTCCAAAGGCCGCCGATGTGGCGTTTGAAAGCAAGGCCGCGAGAACTCTTCCAGATGTGGAGTTCGAAGCTGTCCTTCAAGGCGCTATCCACAAGATCATCATTCAGGGCGTAGTGACGCTCTAATTTAGAGGGGAGAATACAATGGTTAAAACATACGATCCTAAACAGATGGCGATCATCATCGGAGGAAAGCAAGCCTCCGGATTCGCTGACGGAACATTCCTGAACGTGGCTCTGGACGAAGACGCTTTCGCCTTGACGGTGGGAGCGGACGGAGAAGGGATGCGAGCGAAGTCGAATAATAAGTCGGCGACGATCACCCTCACTCTTCTTCCGACCTCGGACTATAACCGCCACTTGAGCGATCTCGCCCAGGCTGACGAAGACTCGAACTCCGGCGTGGTTCCGCTCCTCATCAAGGACGGATCCGGAAGAGATCTTCACTCCGCTGAATCCGCCTGGATCCAGAAGAGACCTGACGCTAAATATAGTCGTGAAGGATCCCCACGCGAGTGGACGCTCCGAACCGACAATCTTCAGACGTTCCTCGGGGGGAACTAATCCATGGGCCGAGTGACGAAGCAAGTGTCAATCGACGGGAAGATGTATTCCATCACTCCCTGGTCGGGAACGAAGGCGGCAAGGATGCTCGCTAAATTAGTGAAGCTCCTTGGCCCCGCCCTCGGGACACTTATGTCCTCGGCTGGATCCCTGAAGGCCCTTCTCGACGCGAAGACTTCGGATGTGAATTTTTCCGCGGTCTTCATGTCGCTGGCCGATCGTCTCGATGATTCGTCCTTCGACCTTCTTCTCAAGGAGATCCTTGAGGGAGTTCACGAAGGGCCGAAGGCTGTCGCTGACGACTTCGACTCAAGATTCTCTGGGGACATCATGACCTCCTTCAAACTGGTGAAGGCCGCGCTGGAGGTGAACTATGGTGATTTTTTGTCCGTGATCGGCAAGGCATCCGCCGCAAACAAGGTGATGCAAGCCGAGTCAGAATCCCAGAAGACTTAGACTGGTTCGTGTGGAGGGTGGTTCTCTCGAAGATCGCCACCCTTGCCGAACTGGACACACACTATTCTTTCATGGATCTGGTTCACGCGAATGACGCGCTGGACATCCAGGAGGAGATGGAACGAGAGGCCCAGGAAAAAATAACTAAGGGCCTAGGAAAGGGGGGAAGACATGGCTGAGACAATTCGCGAATTAGTCGTGAAGTATGGAATCGATGTCGATGCAGATCCCATAGACAAGCTCGACTCCGCCATCTCGAACCTGAAGGGTGGACTCTTAGGACTTGGAGCCACTCTCGGAGCCGCCGCCGCTGGTCTATTCGGTGTGGTGAAGACCGCCGCTGACGCTGGAGATCAAGTCCTCAAGATGAGTCAGAGAGTGGGCGTGGGAGTCGAATCCCTTCAAGCCCTTATGTTCCAGGCGAAGCTCGCTGACGTGGGCGTGGAACAGCTCCAGACCTCTCTCGTTTTTCTGAATCGGAACATGACTGAAGCCGGACAGAAGGGTGGGGAGATGGCGAAGGCCTTCCTCAAGGTGGGGATCTCCCAGGCCGAACTCAGATCCGGAACTCTCACCGCGGACAAGGCGCTCGAGCGTATAGGAAAAACTTTCGGAAGACTTCCCGATGGGCCCCAGAAGTCGGCCCTGGCGATGGAACTATTCGGAAGATCCGGAGCCCAGCTCATTCCTCTCCTCAATGGAATGGAGAAGGGC